CATCAACAGAGAGAGAAAATAATGGATTCGGAAGTACTGGAGAATAAAAAATATTATGAATGATAGCAGATCTAGTTGGGATGAATATTTCTTATCATTTTTACCTATAATAGCTTCAAGATCTACTTGTGATAGAGGTAAGGCAGCTTGCTTGATTGTTAAGGACAAAAGAATAATTTCAACTGGTTATGCTGGAAGTATAAGCGGACTTCCACATTGTGATGAAGTGGGGCATTTGTTGGTAAAGCAAATCAACGATGATGGTTCTATAAATGAAAGTTGCATAAGAACTGTACATTGTGAACAAAATGCAATTGCTCAAGCAATAAGAAATGGTGCTTCTGTTGAAGGAGCAACCGTTTATCTCACAATGGAACCATGCTTTTCGTGTGCAAAATTGTTAATTCAAGCTGGAATAAAGCGAGTTGTTTGTGTTAAGCTTTATCATAATGCACAATTGAGCAGAAAGCTTTTTGATGATGCTAAATTAGAATTTGTCGTTTTGAGCAAAGAAGAAGAAAAGTACTGATGGACTTTTGTCATTTACATGTGCATGATCAATATTCGATTCTTGATGGTTTTGGAACTTCAGAAATGTATGTTTCTGAAGCAAAAAAGCATGATTTTAAATATATAGCAAGCACAAATCACGGAAATATTGATGGCCTTATTAAATTTCAAAAATGCTGCGAGGCAAATGATATAACCCCGATACTTGGAAGTGAATTATATGTAGTCGATAACCTTACTATAAAAGATAACAAAGAAAAACGTGGACACATTGTAGTCCTTGTAAAAAACGCTATTGGTTGGAATAATTTGACTAAAATGCTTACAATTGCAAATCTTGATGGCTTTTATAAAAAACCAAGAGTTGATTTTAATACGATATTACAATATTACGAAGGTTTAATTTTTCTTACTGCCTGTACATCGAGTTTTATTTATAATGAAAAAGGAATCGGCTTCTTAGAAAATTTATTAAAGAAAACAAAGAATGTTTATTGCGAGATAATGCCTATTGACTTTGTTAATCAACAAGCACATAATAAAAATATCTTAAAAATTGCGAAGAAATATAATTTAGACGTAATAGCGTCTAATGATTGTCATTATCCAAGATCTGAAAATGCTGAGGCACAAGAAGTGCTTTTAGCAATACAAAGAAAAGCAAAATGGGATGATCCAAAACGATGGAAGTTTGATTCTGTAGATCTTTATCTTAAATCTGCAAAGGAAATGATTGAATCATTTAAGAAAAACCATCCATATATTAATGAAACAACTTATATTTCTGCGATAGAAAATACAGTTAAGGTTGCTAAGCAATGCCACTATAAATTAGAAAGTGAGAATGTTTTTCTTCCATTGATAATTGAAGAAAAACATGAGTTTGAATATCTTTTACAGCTTTGTCAAAATGGACTTGAAGATAAAATAATTGCAAAAAAAATTCCAAGCTCTCAATATAGAAAACGGATGACCTATGAATTAAGTATCATTAAACAGCAAAAATTTGTTTCATATTTTTTAATTATTCAGGATGTTGTTAATTGGTGTAAACAAAATAACATTTTTGTAGGCCCTTGTAGAGGAAGCGTGGGATCAAGTTTAATTGCATTTCTTATAGGTATCACTGAAGTAGATCCAATAAAACATAATCTTATGTTTGAAAGGTTTATTTCTCCGAATCGTGTGGATCCTCCTGATATTGATCTTGATTTTGAAGACCGGAAAAAAAGGGAGGTAAGAAATTATTTTGAACAAAAATATGGAAAAAATAATACTGCAAGTATATCAACTTTCCTTGTAATGAGAACGAAAATGGTTTTTAGAGATGTTTGTAGAGTTTTCAATGTTCCAATAGATGAAGTAAATGCTGTATCATCTCTTATAGGTTATTCTATCTCAGAACAAATAGATACGGTTAACTTTGATAAAATATTTAACTCTGTCCCGCAATGTATTGAATTTAAGAATAAGTATCCTAAAATAGTTAATTATTGTTCTCAACTTGAAGGACAAATAAGAGGAATAGGGAAACATGCAGCAGCAATAATTCTTGCAAAAGAAGATTTACGTATTTCTAATCGATGCAATCTAACAAGACGTAATGAAGTACTTACGGTAAATTGGGATAAAAAAGATGCTAAATTTATGGGAATGCTTAAAATTGATATATTGGGATTATCAAATCTAAGTATAATGAGTTATTGTAAAGAACTAATTAAACAAAATCATAATATAGAGATTAATTTTGAAGAAATTGATCTAGAAGATAACCTTGTGCTTAGGGAATTTGCACGTGGTAATTGTATTGGAATATTTCAATTTAATACTTATGGATTAAACAAGCTTTGTAAAGAATTAAGGGTAAATAATTTTGATTTGTTAATGCACATAGTTGCTATGCATAGACCCGCTGCATTGAGAAGCGGAATGGTTGAAGAATTCAAAACAAATTATTTTAGAAAAGAAAAAAATGTTCATGGAAATAAATTAGATAAGATTCTTTATGATACTTATGGAATTATTATCTATCAAGAGCAAGTAATCCGCATAATTGTTGAATTAGCACAAATGTCATTCATTAATGCAGATAGAATTCGCAAACTACTTGATCATGAAGACAAAGAATCTTTAGAACAGTATAGATATCCTTTTATTCAAGGATGTATTAAAAATGATATTGATAGACTTGATGCAATTAAGATATGGAAGAATTTGATAAGTTATGGAGGATATGGATTTTGTCAAGCACATGCATGTGGATATACAATACTGTCTTTTATGAATCAATGGGCTAAAGTATATTATCCAGCTGAATTTATGTGCGCAAGTCTTACTTTTTCGCCTTTAGACAAAAAACAAGAGTTAATCAACGAAGCATATCGAATTGGATTGAAAGTAATTCCACCAAAAGTTGGAATATCACATGCTACATTATGGACGCTAAAAGGAAAAACTGTTTATACGCCATTTATTGAGGTGAAAGGTGTTGGTGAAAAATATGCAGAACAGATGATGAAAATCAAGAATAGAGGATTCTTTGAGCAGGAACAAAAAGGAAGAGTTAATGCAATATTAAACAAAATCAATGCATACGATGAAACGAATACTAGCAATAACGAATTACTTCCTTGGATATTTCCTATTCTTAGAAGAGATTAAATTTAAATAGAGTTTCTTTTAAACTATATTATAATAAGAAGGAGGATAAGAAATGAGTTATAAAGATGAACTCACTATTGATAAACATAATCTTGATGTTGAGTGGATAAATCAATCTAAAGTTTTTGCCAAGTGGGGAGAAGAATTAGTTTATGCTCAAGAAAGAACGGATAAAGCCAAGGCGAATTTAGATCTTATTAAAGCACAAACAGACTCAAAAATACGGGCAAACAATATTGGGGGCAAGATTACAGAGTCACAAATTTTAAATATGATAATTCAAGATTCAGAATATCAAAAAGCTATAGTCGAACATATTGAGGCAAAGAAGCAAGAAGGAATCATTGAGATTGCTAGAAAAGCATTTGAATTTCAACGAAATAAAGCGTTAGATCGCCTTACAGATTTATTTTTGTCTAATTATTGGGCAGAACCCAGAGGGAAAGCAGAGCAAATGATTTCTCAAAACTTAGAAAGACAACATGAAAAAATGCTAAACGAAAATCAAAGATTGACTAGGAGAGAAAAATGATAATTGAAATTATTGGTTGGATGAGTTTGATTGTGTTGATATTATTATGCGGATATCTAGGGGTCCGATTGTTCACAAAGGCTTTCTTCAAATCTTATTTTGAAGATTATATTTTTCGGAAGATTGAAAAAGAGAAAGAAAACAATAAAATAAAAAAGGAGGAAGGAAATGACAGCTTACAATAGAGAACAAATAAGAGAAGAGATGTTGAAGCGATCACAAGAGACTTACACAGGAATAGGGAGTTATCGTTATTTCAATGCTGAAGGAGATCTTCCTCTGTGGAGTCCAAAACCAACAAAAGAAACCCCATACATAATTGATATTTTGCCCTTTCAAGCGGGCGAAAATTATCCAATATTGGATAAAAGGAACCCAATTAAGTCAGGTACTTGGGTGTATAGATTAGAAGCGTTGGTTCATCAGAACATTGGCCCAAGAAAAGAATGGGTAATTTGTCCTGCCGCTAATTATGGTTTACCATGTCCAATATGCGAAGAAATCAGTGAAAGACAAGCCAATGGAGAAGAATATGAAACATATTCTAACATTGCTAATAAAAGACGTTGC